AATGTCTTTAAGCGCCATACCCAACTTGTTGAGTTGGTGGCCGTACAGCGTAAAGTCTTGGAACAAGCAGTAGCCTGCGGGGTTGGGGTCGTGACCAACAATTTCAATACCGTTGGCGTTAGCCGTTTGGTAAATGGTCGTGGCGGCCATGCCGTCACCGGACATGGATGGGCGCTTGACAGGATCTGTAGTGTCGCTGTTCATCGAGAACACTAGCGCGGCGGAAATTTTGTAAGTGCCTGCGGGCAAATAGACGTTGCCGCCGTATTGGCAGGCCAAGTCGATGGCGGCTTGAATGGCGGCCGTGTCGTCTGTCGTGCCGTCGCCTTTAGCGCCAAAGTCTTTGACAGACACCAAGTCTTGCAGTTTGTTGTTCAAGGTCTTGCCAACAGCGCCAGGCAAAACACCCGAAGCGTTAGTTTGTTTAAACCCAACAAGCGCGTCGCCCAAAGCAATGTTAGATGTGTTGGCCAAGTTAGCTGCCAAAGCATCAGCGTCGCTGATACCAGGGATATTGTCCCAACTACCTATCAGAACATTGTTTGCGTCTTCTAAAACAAACTTGTAAATTGTGTTGGCAGTTAGCCAGATTTCTTCTGGCACTCGGCCACCGGCGTCCAACACGATTGGGTTGGAGTGCGCAGACAAGCCTGTGGAAGACGTAAAAGTGGCGGCAGCTGTTGTAGTGCCGGCTAGATAGGAGTAAAGCAGACCGCCAGACAAGGGCGTGCCGTTGTCGTCGAAGAACTGTGCGCCAGCGCCTGCAAATAGGGAAATGTTGACGGTCATTTTCGTTCCTTAAACAATGCTTGTGATAATACCGTTCACGACGGTAACAGTCTTTAAATCAACAGTGGTAAATGTACCCGAAGCGCCTATGTTTTGGGTAGCCATAGTGCCAAGGCCAAGATTTGTGCGGGCGCCTGATGCAGTCGATGCGCCTGTGCCGCCGCGAAGAATAGGCACTTCGCCAGACGTAATTTGATTTGCCGCAATGGCAATTGTGGTGCTAACTGAACTGGTCAGCTGCCCTTGCGCGTTGACTGCGTAGTTTGGCACGGTAGACGCTGTGCCGTAACTGCCTGCCACCACGCCAGTGTTTGCCACGTTGACGGTAATTGAGCCTGGGCCATTGGCCACGTTAATGCCAGTGCCTTGCGTCAACGTGTTTAGCTTGTATTTACCCGTGTCGCCAATCAACAACTGGCCGTTAGTTGGCACGCCATCCACGCCTGTGCCGCCGTTAGCAGGGTCAATAATGCCTGTGCCATCACCGCAAATGGTGTAGATGTTGTTTAAAAAGCGAAACCATTCACGCGAGATCGTGCCTGTGCGTTCGTCCATGAACGGCACGCGAGGGGCAGGGATTTGGGTGGTGTTAAGCATTTGTCGGGCTTGCGTGTAGTTCAGCGCCTACGATGGCTATCTTGACTGGATCAGTGCCTGACACCTCATAAACCCTGTCGCGCAGTTTTAAGGTCATGCCAAGGCGGCGCCAGATGGTGCGGTGGCCATACTCGCCAATGCGCCCCATAGACGTCCAGTGTTCGCTTGACCATGTGTGGCCGCCGTCGTCTGACCAGCGAAGCATGGCCTGTGGCGGGGCAATTGGTATTTGGGTAATGCCAGACAGAATGTATGCGCCGGCTTCTGTAATTAGCTTATCACCAGCTTCTGTGACTAAGTAGAAATACTCATCAATTGTCAGGCCGTTTAAGCCCACGCCAGTCTCAGCGTCTAATTGCAGGCTATGGTGGGCGCTGCGGTTTAGGTTGTTTTGGCCAGTAGGCAGGGCACGCCATGAGCGCAGCCACTTTTGGGCTTGACCATTGTCAGAATAGACGTCTAAGTCAAGCGTGTAAATGTTGCCGTTTTCAAAGTCGCCAACAACGGTGTTGCCACCAAAGTTGCACTGGCAGTTGGAACGGTGGCGCGTAAACTGGCCATTGACCAACCCTGCGCGCTCATGCCAGGCTTGCGTGGCAGCGTCATAGACCCAAGTTGCATTGGCGCTTGGGAAAGTCAGGACGTAAAAGCCGTGGCCTTCTTGCTGATAGGTGTAGGCCAATGCGTCAGAGATGTTGCCGTACTGTGCAATAGCGTACTCAATAGCATGGGTAGAAACCCTTTGTCCAGTGTAGCCGTTGGCTTTATAGACAATGCCTTGGCCACGGGCGTCAGTACCCAGCCAAAACAGACTGTTGTCTAGTTTGGCAATAGAGAAAGCGGCCACACAACCAATTTCGTTAAACGCGCCTTGGATACGTTGTAAGGGAAAGTCTGTGCCGCCAACGTCATACCAGACTTCAACTGAGTCAGTCCCAAACAACCACGCTTCGCGGTGATCGACGTTGACCGCCACCAAGCCGTCTGGAGAGCCTTCAGCGCTTGCAAAATCAAGTGGGTCTATGGATGACCCATCCAAGAGCGCCGTGACCCATACGCGCTGGCTATTGGGTTCGTTAAAAACAAAGTAGCCGTCCAGATAACCCACAGTCGCAGCGCCTGGGAAGTCAGGGTCTGTGATCTGTTTAAATTGGTTGGTTGATTCGTTGTAGATGTAGCTTGGGCCGTTGCAGGCAAAGAACAGCTGCGTGCCGTTGTCGGCAATGGATACAGGGCCACCGTCAGCCACGTCGCCCAATTTGACGGGCGTAGCCGTCAGGCTAGTCATCTTGTAGACCTCAGTGCCAGACACGACATAGAAGTCTGCGCCGTTGGTCTGATGCGCCCACAATGCGCGGATGGGGCCAGTGCCTACAGTCTTTTGAAATAGCAAGCCTGGGGCGCGGTTCAGAAAGCCAGGCTCTTTGCCGCCTTCAGGAATGACCTCTGGAAACAAATTGATCATGCGGTTGTCGGCAGCATTGATGCTGCGGGCAACATAGCTTGAGCCAAGAATTGGCGTTTTCATCAATAGTTACCGGCATAGATGTTGAAACGCTGGCGGTTGGCCACCAATGCGTAAGGCAGCGCCATCACATCATCAGGGTTGTTGATGCGCTTCAAGTCACGCTTAGAAGTCATCGCAATGCGCTGCACTTGTGGGCTTGGCTCAACGCCAAACTCAGGGGCAAACTCCATGGCCAAGTTGTATGTAAACGCACGCAGATAGCCTGGTGGGTAGTACAGCACCGTGGATAGCGTGGCGGGGCGGTTTAGTTCTTCAACCGATACAAAGTGAAATTCCAAGTCTTGCGTTGGCCTTGGATAGAGATATATCTCAATATCAGGAAACGTCATGTTGACCCACATAACTTGTGGGTAAGTGGACGTTACGGTCTTAACAGCAATACCGTTGTACTGCTGTTGGTTAATCATTTTGATGCCATAAGACACGCCGTTGTTTGCTTTAAAGTATGTAGCATCATCAAGCAAAATAGGGCGAAGGCCAACAAAGTCACCAGTTGGGCCAAGGGTGCGGCTAATTAAGCCTGCTGGCCATGTGAAGACTTGATCTTGTGTGCAAAACACGGCTAAGCGCTCTGTGTTCCACGAATCAATCATTTGATTGAACGCCATCAAGGCGTCTTGTGACGTAGCCGCAGAGGGCGTTTCACCTTCAGCAAGCACACCGAGAAGTCTAAGCGCCCGTTCGATTTGTTGGCCAGCGGTGTACGTTGTCATTTTTAAACCTCAGCAGTGGTTTTTCTACGGCGTTTAACTTCCAGCACGTTCACAGGAGCCGCTTCTTCAGTTTCAGAAGGCGTGTCTGGATTATAACGAGTCCAGCCATTTCTTTCATCCATTTCAACCTCAGACTCCATTGTTGCAATCTTTGCGCCGTGGATGGGGTGTGTCAATGTAATGTTCATAATTTAAGAATGGGGGTGATTAGCCCCCATTTGGTTTACAGAACGTGGATAACTGCAAAGTTGATTACAAAAGCTTCAGACAGCGAACCGCCAGAAAGGTTGCGAATTGTGATTACGCAACTTCCTGTGGTTTTGCTAGAAATCCAGCAGTTGTAAGCACCAGCGGTAGCGCCAGAAGACACGCTTAAAATAATAACGTCTTTTGCGCTGATTGTGCTGTTGTTCAAAGTGAACGAAACGTTTGTGATGTTTGCCAAAGAAGCGCCGTTCAGTGTGATCTGACCAGCAGACTTGTTCAGCGTGACCGCTGTGGACTTGTCTGTCAATTGAGTCACTGTGCCGCTTGCTTCTGCGGTGTAGCCCAACTCACCACCAGACAGTACAAAGTTAGACCCAATGATGTCTTGGTCTTCAAAAGCAACGCCAATTGATTTGGTATTAGAGGTCATGATGTTTCCTTTAAAAATGAGGGCCGAAGCCCCCATTGTTTACTTCAAGAAGGCCGAGTAGGCAGCGTCACCGGTACGCACAAAACGGTATGTGTGTGCGCCGAAACGTGGAACAGTCACAGAGCCGAAGATCGTGATACCAGTGCCTGTGGTGACAGGAACGGTAGACGATGCGCCAGTGTTGTTGTTGTTGCAGATTGTCAACTCGAAAGCAGAGCCAACTTTTGCGCTAGGGATAGCTGCATCGAGCAACGCTGCTGTGGGCAGAGTCACGGTCAATGTAGCATCGCTGCCTTTGTTGCAAACAACCAAACCAACAACCACTTGATCAGCGGTCAACGTGGTGTCGCCAGTCAAGGTTGTAGGGATAGTTTGAACTGTCAGTTGTGCTTCGAGCAAGTTGCCGTCACCAATTTGATAACCGCCTGCGCCATTAGGTAATGCCATGATAATTTCCTTTCAATGTTAATAACAGAGATAGGGGCCGAAGCCCCAATCAATTAGCCCCAGATACGGCAGCCCATTTGTGGGCGGATCGTGTTGAAGCCGTACAAAACGTCAATACGGCAAGGCATACGGTCATTGTTGATGTCATACTGGCGCACGACACGCAAAGAGATACCGTTGTGGACTGCGCGAGCAGCCATGTCAACACCTTGTGGCAACAGCAAGTCAGCAGTTGCAAAGGTGATGGCGTCCTTGTGATAGACCAAGTTCTGTGCGTACTGGCTAGAAGCAGCGCCTACGAACACGACAGCAGCACCGGAAGCAGGGAAGCTGTCCACGGTGGCCAAAGCATTGGCGGCGGTGTAGATAGGAGCAACGTTCACGACAATTGCAGTGCCGCTGGCAGTGGCGTCAGCCAAAGCAACGAACTGGAACAACGAACCAGTGGATTCACGGGTCTGTGGGTTCACAGCAAAGCAACCAGCAACAGTGAACACGTCACCAGCTTTAACTGTCAGGCCAGAGCCAATAGTCAAAGCAATGCTAGAAGCGCCTTGAGAAGTCACAGTGGTGGTCACAGAGTTGCCGGTGGCAACGCGAGAGCCAGTGGTGTGTTGCTTGATAGACTGAGACATGTTGATCTCGTCAAAGCCCAACACGCCAGTGCCCATCATGCCGTTCTTGAATTGCTTGCTGATAGTGTCTGTAGGATTGAACAGACCTTTCATGCCTTCAACCAAGCCAGCGTTGGCTGCTGGGTTCACGGTAGCGTAACGTGGGGACATCACGGCTGCGTTCTCGTTCAGCTTCTGCTGGGCTTGGAGCAAGACCAAAGAAGTAGAAGGAGTGGTGCCAGGTGTACCAACGGTGTTACCGATGGTTTTGTACGCATTGGCCACGTCTGCATCAATAGAAGATGCCAACTGGCTGATACGAGGCTTCAAAACACGCTCTGCGAAGTCATCCAACTGCATGGTCAATTCAGCAGATGTGAAGTTGACACCGATGTGCTTTTGGCTGGCAACGGTCAAAGTGGTGAACTGTTCGTTGTCGTCTTGCACTTGCAAGGCGGCGCCGTCAGTTACCAAAGCGCGATCGGGTAAACGGATACGCAGTGTGGAACCAATCTTAGCACCTTCAACAGCGAAGCTGTCGTCGTACTGGCGGTTCACGTTACGGGTAAGAACAAGGTTGTTCTCGAGGATTTCGAGGGCTTTTCTTGTGATCATATCAATCGTCAGAATACTGTTTGACATTTCAAAAGTCCTTTAAAAAAATTAGCGGTTCTGTGCTTGTAGCTTCTTAATCTGCCTTGCACGTTCAGCTTCGATCCACTGCGAGGCCGTCATGCTCTTGATAGAGCGAGGGTCTGTAGTGTCTAAACCTGCTGCTCCAGCGGAGCGTGCAGTGACAGGAGAAATCGGCGCGGGCGCAGATGTTGTTTTCTTGATCGGGGGCGCTGATGCCAATTTGGCTTCAATTCTCCCAATCTCTTTCGCCTGACTGAGTGGCGTCATGCGTGAGATGCGATCTGCTTCTTTTGGATTTGAGCCAAGGTAGTACGCTAACTCAGGCCCAATGTCCGAAGACTGGATCGTTTCGGCCATCACGTTTGTGATCGGTAGCTTGGGGTTGTAGGCGACTTGTTCAAAGTCATCATACTTGTCCCGCGCTGCTTCTTCACGCTCTTGATAGCTTTCGAGAACGGCTGATTGCTGCTTGGCTGCTTCACGTTTGGCCAATAGTTCTTCAGCTTTCTGATAGGCCATTGCTTCCGCATAGGCTTCAGGGCTTTCAAACTGGTCAACGGACGCAGTTGGTGCAGCTTTCACGATTTGCGATTCCGCAGACCGATTTGCTTGCTCTCTTTCCCACTTACGTTGCTCTCTTGCGAGGCGTTTGCCGATCATCGCGTCAATTTCAGCCTGGGAGTACTTCTTTTCCTCTGTGGCCTGTTCGACTTGGTTCTCAGCGACTTCCGGCGTACTTTCAGCAACTTCAGGTGTGGCCGTCACATCCGTGGTTGGCGCGGAGTCTACTTCCGCTAGGGCTTGGACTTCTTCAGTCATGTTTTATGAATCCTAAGATTCCTCGGTGAACCTCGCCGATACGGTTGTTTTCAGCATTATGCTGGAATTTATACCCAAGGTAAACCGTTACCAACAGAAGGTGACATTAAATCTGCAATTTGTTTATCTAATTGTTTTTGCATATCTTTAATTTTTTCGTCACCTAACGCAAAAATTAGCCATGCTTTTACTTGATCTTCAGATAGGTCTGCATACTCGGTAAAAGGTTGGGTTGAGTCAAAATCAATAGCAGTGCGCCCCCGCGATAAAGCGCCGACCGCATCATTTGATGCCTCATAAGTCCATGTAATTTCAGTAACAACTCTGTTGTTATTTTTAACAATATGACTTAATTGATTGATTTTCCAAACGTATGTATTGGCCATTTTATTTCCAATGAGATTGGTTTTCTGATGCTAAGGCTTCGTTTTCAGTTTTATTAGGCTGGCTTTTTAAAGGCTCAACAATTACTTTTCCGTTTTCGTCCGTCCAGCTTGTTTCCATCATGTGCTTGTCTTGACGCTCACCAATAACCATCCAGCTAATTGATGATGTTGCTGTTTGATCTTGGGCTTCAATAGTCAAAATGTTTCCAGACACTGAGCCGCGTACATGAGCCCAGTCAGATTCGTTTGTTGTAAAGCATTGAACCTCACGGCACAATGCGGCAAAAGTACCTTCTGTCATTTTAGAAGCGGTGTCTATGTTAACGGTTGCTTTACCGTTAACTAAATTTACTTTGCCTCTGTAAATAGGTATTATCTAAATTGGAATTTAGTTAATGAGGTTTTTATGATGTTTACATTTGAAAGCGGTTTAAAAAAAGCAAATAACTGGATAACAATCGCATCGGGCGATAGCGAGCCTTTGCGGAAATCTTCGATAAAAAGCCTTCTTCGCGCTGTCGCAGAATGCGCTAATCTGGAAATTAAAACAACAGCATCGTGGTCGTTTGATGGTGATGGAGTAAAGAATGGCTACAAACTTACATTCACTGCAAGCAATAAAGACGATGATTATTTTGAGGTGTTCCCAACTACAAAATACCCATTCCTAGAGCAGAGAACATTTAGAACATTTGAAGCACTGGAAAGATTCTGCCTATCACTTGGTGTTGCAGATATTGAAGTTAATTGCGGATAATTAGCGAGCCTTAGCCACTTCCTCGGCAACCACTGCGGGGAAGTTATTCACGGCGCGGGCAACCATTTTGCTAGACTTGGCTGACCAGCCATCTTCTAGCCTCTGCGCATAAGGCAAATTATTGGTCATAAAGAAAGTTTGCCCTAGTTGTAAATTTCCTATTTCAGTAGTCATCCAATTTACAGAGCCTTGCTTTTCAGCCTCGCCTCGGAATGGGCCAATCGTCGCCGCGCCAAGCTCGGGCGCACCAAAGGCATACTGCCAATTTGCTGCAAACCTGCCTGTATCCACAGGGCTTTCAACAATAATCGACGTGCCTGTGCGAATCAGCGACTTGCTAACAACCGTCACAGCCCTGTCGTTGCAGAGCTTTCGGAATTCAGTTAGCTTGCTGGATAGGTTGGTTATCATTTGCGTAGCTGCAACGTGTAGTGAGTAACTATCTGCGCGGGCCAAGTCGGTGCAAAGTCAATAACTCGCCACTTATCAAATCCGATAGTAACAGCCATATTTATTTGAGGCGCGCTTCCCCTAAACAGCATTCCGCAATCTCCAGACTGGATAACAGTTCCGTCTATCTCGTTTATTTTATATCTTGTTATAGCGCCAACGCCGGTAACGCTAACAGATGCAACGGGTGCTTGCACGTTGCCGTCTGCATCATATCCGCCGCCTGCTGAGCCTTCTTTGGTTAGCGTTATAGGTGCGCCAAAGTCATCAAGCAGCTCTTGCGCTAACTCTTGCATCTCGGTGTAAAAGGCGGTGTCTGTCATGATTCCTCCGGTTTTTATCAGTATAGCCTAGAGGTCAGACCACATAAAGGGGATTTGTGGTGTAGTATTGGCCTGTTAACAACAATTGGAGATAAAAATGAGATTAACAAAAGATATTAAAACAGCAATTTTAAATGCTGCATTGAAAAAATCAGGCGTCACAGACCGTGAGTCTGCTATTCGCAGTCGATATGCGGATTTCGCAGAAAGTGTAAGGCTTTTATTTGTTACAGATGAAGTGATCGCTTTAGTAGAGGCGGCAGAAGTCGCATCAAAATCAGTTCCATCACAAATCAGAGATTACAGCTTTAATGCGTATCGCCGCCCGTATATCGAATGCAATGTAGCCGGAATGTCTCGGCGCTTTAATTGGAATGGCACGACAAAGCATGATGACAGAGATAAAGGCGTAACTCGCCTATGCCCTGCGTACGGTGTTGTAGTAGATGCTGGCAATCCGCTTGTAGAAAAACTTTACGCAATTGACCATGACGCAGCCGCTTTAAAATCAGAGCGCGAACAATTAACTTTGTCGCTGTGGGCGGTATTGGATAGCGTCACAACCGACAAGCGCTTAATCGAAGTTTGGCCGGAAGCCGTAGCGTTTATTCCAGCGGCAGAGCGAGCAGCAACTTCAAATTTACCAGCCCTGCCAATTGCTGATTTAAACAAGATGATTGGCTTGCCATAAATAACAAAGGGCGCGTAGCGCCCTAAACCAATCGCTTCCCATAATTGCCAGATGCCAGAAACGGACGCATCAGCATATCAAGCTCTGGCACTCTTGGCTTAACAGTTGGCGTTGAGCCTGCCGCATACTCGATTTCTTTCTCTAATACGTCTGCTTTCTTGCGCTCTCTAACGACAGTTCCGGCATTGAGCGTTTTATAATCCAGAGTTAACCGCCCAGCCTGCTGAAGCTCAACAGCCTTCAATGCAGCTTTGTTGATTACTGCAAGCTCCGCCGTTTCGATTCCTGGCAGTTTGTATTGGTCGGCAAGATTGTAAAACGTGTTGATGAAGTCAGCGCTCAAAACTAAGTCAGATTCAATCTTGCCGGCATCAACAGTAATGCCGCGAGCGTCTGCATAGGTTTGATATTCGGATTCTGTAACGTAGCTATCAGTCGCTAGTGTCGGCATTTTTAGCCTCCAGTAATTCAAGCTGTTTCTTCAGGAGGCGGCGCTCTGTGTATTTGGCAAGGAAGTACATGATAGCGGCAGGGATTGAAAACAGGCTTGCAATGGTTGCCATTGTCCATGTTGTCGGGTCGAAGATGCGGGAGAATTCACCGCCTACTGTACCCATCCACATTAAAACGATGGTCACAGCTCCACCAACCCATTCAGCGAATCTACTAAACGCCGGATGGTCAATCAACGTCTGTCCGATTTGATGCGCAATGTCGTTGTTCATCTAATTCTTTCTCTTGCCTGTTTAACTGTCGAATGCGATACCCACAGTATACGATACCGCAAAGCGAGAATCCAATGCTGAGCAGCGCTAGACAATCTACACTCAAGTCGCCGCCCTCCAAGTAGCAGAATTAGCACGTACAAATCCACCGCGCCGACGATGTAACTAAATGAAGTATAATACATTGTCTCAGTTGTCGGAAAAGTAAACGCATCAGTCGCGGCCAGCCAATATAAGCACCCGCTCAACAACAAAGCATTTCGAATACTTGATAAAAGTTTGATAAATACCGCGCCAGATGCGGCAAGGATTAATCCGGACAGGCAGTTGTAGTAAATTGGATCTTCGATATACGCAAAGGCAAGCTCAGTAGATAAATAACCGGCAACGATGATTAATCCTTGCCGGTTATAGAATGAAGCCGCAAGGAATGCGGCTATCATAATTAAATCACTCACTTCTTATCCGGCTTTTTCTCGCCGCTGCCTTTCGGTTTTTGCTTTTTAGTTGCCATGTTATGCCTCTTTATTTAAATCTGCTGGCATAACGCCAGCAGCAGGGTGACCAGAATGGTGTAGGTGATCATTGCTTCATAAAACTTGCAGCAGCTTGTCCTGCCACTCTCCTGACTCCACCAAATGGCCCGCTTCTGTTGGATGGACATTATCAAGGCACCATTCCGGCAGTTTGTAGCCGCCTGTGATTGAGTCGTAATTTGTGTATACGGCATCGCGATCAATGACCGCAACATCCGCTGCGGCAGCAACGGTTTTGACTGCTTGAACACATTGTCTACGGATGTTTTCTTCGCCTGCTGTAATTCCATTTCTAGGAGCTGGCGTCACCAAGTAGGGTGTAATTCCGTACTCGGCACAAACAGCTATAAACTGATTTGAAATATTCGTAACAGCGGTAACCTGCCCAGCGTCATAAGCCAGCGTGTTGTTGACTGACCATGGACAGAAAGCTGCGATTGTTGGCCGCGCGCCGGAGTTGAGGTAGGCTAAGAACTGGCCGTAATATCCGCGCACAGGGCTTGGTATAGTCGCGCCACTTCCGCCTGTTGTTGATGAACCGCCCCACGCCGAGTTGAAAAGTGAAACCCGCTTTCCTGTCTGCTCTGTAATTCTTTTCAGCGCCTTGAACGCAGCGCCTGAAGCATTTGAGCCTGTCGCAGCTGGACCTGCGTTTGCTCCCGCCATGATGGAGTCACCAACAATTGCGACTGATGCGACAGGTATTTCGTATTCGACTTCTAAAAAGAACGGCTGGCAGTTGGCGTTTGCAGTCATAGACGTTGCGGCGGTTATAAAGTTTCCATTTGCTTGTGCGTAATGACAAGTAACTTGATACAAAGCAAAGTCAGTCATTGCGGTGGTGTTGCCGATTGTCATCTGAGTGCCTGATGATGCTGCATCTTGATAGCATCTAATCATAAAGATGTAGCCATTTCCGCTGTCATCTCTTGGTAATGCTGTAACATCTAACCAGTTTGACTTAACCGCTGATGGCGTTGCGTTGTCACCTGCGCCACTAGCAGCCGCTGCGGTAGTTGATGCAAAAACAAAAGGAACAAACGCACCAATGCCGCCAGATGGCAAAGGTGCAGACGTTAAATTTGCTGTAGGCGCGATTGATGCGGCAACGCCTGATAGTCCGGTAGTAGTGTTCGAATTAAGAAGATGGATCCGAACGCGTTTCGGTAGCGCTTTAAGCAAAAAGCTGGCCTGTCTAGTTCGGTCCTTGAACAGTGCATTATCGCCCATGCCTCCGCCAATTTTTACAGGGCCCAGTTGTCTGTAAACTGGAAGAGACGAGCCGTTAACAGCCGTCGCCAAATCCCCAAACCCACCAGGTGCACCAGCAGTCTGCGGCAGGCCAGCAAGTGTGATTGCTTCAATAGGTGTTGCGCCTGCAATTAAGCCGTTAACCGTATCCGCCACATCACGACCAAAAGAACCATTCTCATCAGATGCATTCACACCAGCCGTTAATAAACCAATAGCCATATCACCCCCACAAACGCGAATTAACTGTTAAACGACCATTTGCAACCAACCTGCCGCCATCAATCCAAAGTAAATCAGGGATATTTGGCAGGTTATCGCGTGTGTAAATAACGCATTGCAGCCCTGCGCCGCTATTGATGAATGCGCGATCACCTTTAATCCAGAAGCGCACCGAATCAAGCGGGATTGCCACAGACTGACCGGCAGCGATTGCGCCAACTGCAAAGCCTCCAGTTAAGTCCATAGGCATAGCTCCAGGCACTGGATGCGCAGATGATACGTTATTGCCCGTCAATACTGGAGATATTGCCGAGCCTGTCGGATTGCGCAACACCATCACTTGGTCAGCGTCTGGCTGATAAACAAACTGGTCTGATGCGTCCAGAATGTTCACTTCAGCATCAGTTGCGCCTGCTTTTAAGCTGGTTTGGATAATGTCCATTATGTCACCCTGCAAGCGTCGGCTGCTGTAACGACAACCGTTAGTTTAATGGAGTCTGAGCGCGTAGCTGTTGCGTAACTGACAATAACCTCTGATGAGCCTTTAGTAACTCCGGTAGCGAAAAAGCCAATCGTTGAACCGGAATAGTCAGAGCTGTTAATCGTCAGCAGTGAGCCGCAAGCCGTCACCGTTGCAGATGTTAGCGACTCACTACCAAGCCATGAGGAAATGCCAAGCGTGTAGCGCTCTTTCTTTCCAACCTTCAGCAACTTATCGAACGTTGTGCCGCTCATGATTAAGACGCCGGATATGTGATGGTTAGGCTTGTGATTGAGCTAGTGCCGCCAGCGACATAGGATAGGCTAGACAAGATAACCTCAGCGCCAGAGCCTGACAAGCCGACAGAAAGCGTCAGCGTGCGCCCTGATTGCGTTAGCGTTGCGCTTGTTGCGGTTCCTGTTGCGTCAATCGTATCGTCAGCAATCGCGCCAGCAGTCACAACGCCGCCAGAATTTGACATGCTCGGGACTGAATGTGTGGCAAGCGCAGTTGCGCCTGCAAGAATAACCAAGGAGCTAGTACCCCACCCGCTAACAATCGCGTCAGCCATGTGATTGCGCGCTGCCGTGTTCAATGATGGCATTCTATGCCCTCCACTCTAAATGTGTGCTAGGAGTAGTGTACTCCAAGTGACGTGATGACGCTAATAATTCAAGGCTTGCAGATTTGCTTGTAAGCTCAATATGAGCCGACAGGCTGGCAAGTTCAATATGACGCGACAGCGTGACAAGCTCGATATTGTCAGCAGCAAAATACTCTGCTTCGAATGTGCTTACCTGCACGATCATCTGTGGCATGGCAAAGTTAATTGCAGCGCTGATTGATGGCGTAGAAACAGAGCCGGATGCCGTCACAGTGAACTGAGGCATCGCAAAGCCGACTATTGCAGTGTTGCCATCTGGCAATGCGCTTGATGCCGCAACACTAACCGACATATGCGGCATGGTTACGCTGACAGATGCGCTATACACCGGCACAGATGAGGCTGCATCGATTGCTGCTACCATCTGAGGCATTGAGAAGGCTATGCCTGCTGAATTTCCTGAAACGGATGCTGATGCGCTTGCTGCAACCTGCATTTGTGGCATGACAAACGAAACAGATGAGCTGTATACCGGCGCGCTATTGCTTGCGCTCGCAGCCACGGTCATTTGCGGCATGGTCACAGATACAGCAGCAGAGTAAACCGGCACAGCAACTGATGCAGACGCCGCAACGCTGAACTGCGGCATTGTGAAGGATGCGGATGCTGTTACAGTTCCAACACCAACACCAAAGAACTCATTCCTGACAATCTCACCGGCTGCGCTTTTCTCATAAAAATGCTTAGTGCGGATTTTGCCTGTAGGAAAATCCCTGAACAAACTAGCCATTAATGATGTCTATTTGCAGTTCAGACACGCCTGCCGCTGTGCTGTCTGGAGCAATCGCCACTCGCAGAGCTGAAGTATCATAAACGATTGGCAAGCCCGTCTTTGTAAAGTCGTGCGTGTCGCCATCGTTGTTTGATCGCACCCTCCCCGTCCACAGCTTGCGCATTACATGGATGTTGAATGTGCCTGCGGTTGAAACTGCGCAAGTGACTGATTCAATCTTTTGGATCCCTGTATCGCCAGCCTGCAAAGGTAGTCGAATCATCCTGCCGACAATTGGCGCTACACCTGTTGCAATTGCGCCTGTTGTGCGCGCTGTTGTGCCGTCTTGGTTTGTGTATGTAACAGTAACTGTTGGGTTGCCAGTAAATGCCGTGACGGCTTCAAACCAAAGCTCAAGACCTTTATAGTCAGAGCTTGGAACCCTTGCTGCATAACTTGGCTGGCTGGCTAGTGTCGTAGTAGCGTTAAAAGCATAAGCGCCGGCAGAAAACAAGCAGTCCCAAACAAGCAGCCTTGATGCTACAGTGCCGGAAAATTCCACGCTATTCAGATAGCCAGTTGCACCGCCTGCAAACGTGTTTAGCTTCGGATAACCTGCAATCGTGTGGTTTGGAAATATGCCGTTAGCCGTGTTGCCAACCGCTAAAGTACCAGATGGCGCACCTGATACGTCAAACAGCGCAAAGGCGCTACTTGCTACAGTTGTTCTTGCGCCTGTCTTTAAGTAGCTAACGCGCTGAGATGATGCCGCAATAATGCCGTCTAGTGTCGTGATTGCCATGATTACCCCCGCAGTAGTTAATCACTAAAGTTTAGCGGATTATCGCACCAATAAAAAGGGCGCAATTAAGCGCCCTGATTAAACATGCAGAAACATATCAGCCTTTAGGCTTTTGCTTCTTTGTGGCGTCTTCGTCAACAGGCGGCTCGTAGCCCTCAGGAGCGAAAGCGGCGTCAGCAACTCTGAAGCCTTTTGCGTTCCACTTGCGCTTTTCTTCAAAGCTGACCGGCATCTGAAGGTAAACATATTTCTTTTCTTGACCACTCATTGCAGTATCCCTATACTTAGCTAAGTTTTTAAATGAGGATTGGGACATGGAAAGTAGAAATGATTTTGACATTGATCTACTAACACGCTGCTTGGATTATAACCCAGAGGACGGCAAGTTGTATTGGAAAATATCTACAGGTAAATCAAAGATTGGCAAGGAAGCTGGCAGCGAGCATAAAGGCTATGTAAAAATAACACTACAAGGCAGGGTTTACGTCGCGCATAGAATTGCGTGGGCGATTTATTACAATGAGTGCCCTCCAGAAATAATAGATCACATTGACGGCAGCAAGTCCAACAACAGAATAGAAAACCTTCGGTCTGGGGTTTGCGGAGTCAACCAGCAAAACCAAAAAGCCCCGCACTCAAGGAATAAGACAAGCAAAAGCCTTGGCGTTTCTAATTTTAGAGGTAGGTGGAGAGCCAAGATATATCACGCAGGTAAATATATTTTTTTAGGATACCACGCAACAGAGGAGCTTGCCGCTCAGGCTTACATTGATGCCAAGCAAAAAATACACTCTGGGTTTGTTAAATAAAAAAGGGGCTTTACGCCCCTTTCATTTGGCTATAACGCCAATTATTACTGAGCTGCGTCTGCAATGGTGATGACACCGGCTGAATTTTTGATGTCAGTGACAACCAAATCCCAGTTCGAACCAGTTGCCAGCTCTGCGTCGGTTGGAGACTTGCCGCCGTTCGCTTGGTCCCACGTGTAGCCTTTCAGCATCACGCTGAAATCGTAGTCAGCTTGGAAGCTGGCTTCGATACGCTGCTTGCCGTTCACGCGCTCAATGTTGGTCTCAACGCTTGAGCCGTCCATGATGGTTGCAGCGCCGCTAGTCAGTGACAGGACGTTGAACTTATTAGGTGCACCGGCTGCGTACAGCGCAGGCGCGTCAGTAACAACAACTGGCTTACCCAAGATGTCAACAACTGTTACGTTCTGAGCTTGGAACAGCTGCGGCGCGTTTGCCAGGTTTTTGTCTACCAGCTTGTGATAAGCTGCGCCGTTCATAATCTGAGCAGCTAACGATTGGCTACGGTCGCCAAACTTAGCGTGAGCACCGTTTAAAGCGCCATAGTTCAGAGCACCAGCACCAGCAGTCAATGCTGATACGTCGTTCTTAGCCGTAGCCTGGTTAGCGATTGCAGCAACCAGAGCAGCAATAACAGTGTTTAACTGGTCTTGCAGGATTGACTCAGACAGCTGCTGAGAAATTAAAGCAATAGCCTGAGCTTCGT